GATGTCTAAATTATTGTTCCCAAACTCGCGAAAGGCAACTTGTTCGCCGTTGATTGTTACTGCCGACGATTCAAAATGCTCGCTGTTAACTTCGAGTATGCGTTTTTTAAATCCACGAATTGCGCCTGAGCGTAGCTGCGGCTCTGCCGGTAGCGTCTCAGCAATAGGCGTAAAGTTTAGCCCAACCTGATAAGACTCTGTGGCCTCGCGGTCTAAAGTAATCTCGCCCGAGCTAACTGTTTTGTCTGCCTCAACGATTCCGTCACGAATTGCTTTGATAGATTCGCCTTCTAAAAATGATAGGCCAGTTACAGTCGTTGCACTTGTGCCGTCTTTGGCGCAATCAAGCGTTAAGCTGTTGTCAAAAATCTCAACGTAGTAACGGTCTGTGCCGTCGATGTTTCGTTTTACGATTGCGTAGGTATCAGAAATGTCTACGCCAATCCCCACAAACTCTCCGTCTGTTACCCATTGGGTCGCAGCAACAAGCTCCTGTGAGCGCAAAAGCGTGTAACAAGCAATAGACCCATCATCAGAGTTAACTACTAATAGACGGTTGCCCTCGTCTGTAGAGGTTGCGTTGCGCACAGCCATATCTGAGGGCGAGCGCAGCAGATGCGATGAGAGCAACGAAATCTTTGTAGAGACGTAACCATTAACCGTATCGCTAAAAATGAACTCAGCAAGCGCTTTGCCCTGTCTCTGAACGAATACGGTGGCACCATCCACGTTAACCACGCGAATGCCAGGCCGCGAACCGTTAGAAGTCTGCTCCTGCACAGCCAAAGTTGATGGCGTGATCGGGTCGCCAAGCGTCTGCGGTATAAAAAACTCTGCGCCTGTTGTGAAAATCTGTAGGTTACGACCGGCGTACAAGTCTACGATTGCGTTAAACCGCCCGGTGTCTAGCGTTGCCTCTAGTGCTGCATCGTCTAATGACTCGCCTGGGTCAAAGTTAAAGAAGTCTGCGACACGGCTACCCCATAACGTAGAGGGTCGAGAGCTGGCGCCGCCAAAGTACAGGCGTCCCTCATAAAACGTTGCCGACCGTGGCCAGCCTCGTGTGTTTGACCAAGTGTCTTCGTAGCCTTCTTCAAGCTCCCAATTACCAGAATCAACTTGTGAGTCATCAAACAGCGGAATTTCTGCATAGGCTTTTACTGTCGTCGAGTTAACAAACTCAACCACGCGAAGCCGGCCCTGCGGGATGATGTTGATATATTGATCTAAATAACCAGAATTAAACACGCCTGAAGACGCTGTGACGGTAATGTTTCCGTCTGGCTGGTCAAATGTTAGGTTAGCCCCTGGGTTGCTAACAGAAAGCGTGTAGGCAAACTTAGGTATAAAACTAAAATCAAGGTCAGATATTGACCACGAAGAATCTGTTGCGCCGCGCACAATGCGCTGTGGCTGCATAGTTTCTTGGCAAACAATCAGCGTGTCAGCAGACTGCGCCCAGCACATAGTTGGGATAACAGCGTCGGTAATGTTTGGTACTGACAGGAAGTCGTTGCCGCTGCCGTTAATGTCTGTGATTTGGATTCCGTCTTTGAACACAAACATTTTTTCGTCAACAAAGATCAGCATGTAGCTGTCGTTAACCGAAAACTCAAACTGCACCGTGCGCACCGCGTCACCTGCGGCGGCTGGTAACTCAGCAATAAAACGGGTTCCATCACGGCGTTGGATGCCGCCCTGAGGCTGCACCACAATGTTTTGCGCTGTTTCTAGGCCGTTGTAGTATTGGCGCAGATCAATCCGCGCGCGCAGCTTAGGGTCAAGCTCACCTGAAGTAAAGTTGGTCTGCACACGGATTATGCGGCTCATCCGCGCACCGCAATCAGCGGGAAGTCCTCGATGCGCTCAGCGTGTTTGCTGCCACCGTCAATGTTCATGGCCACCCGCATGTAGCCACCGCGACGGTTTTCGCTTGGGGTTCCGTAAGCCTTCTGCTCGAAATACTGCGCCTTAGTTAGCTGATCGGTAACTGCCTCAGCAATCTCTGCTGACATGGCGTACTTGAGCAGCTGCACAAAGTATGTAGGCAGTAAAGCCTCGTTAGGCGAAAACTGGTAGTCAACCCAAATCTCTTCCTCGCTCGTCTGTAGTTGCGAGCCAATAATCTCCCAGCCGTGAGAGATAGGACGAATGCCTGGGTTGCTTGAGTTAAACACGGCTTTAACACCTGCAAGGGTGTCGCCGGGCAACTGGTATAGATATTTCCATTCGCTCACAGGCGTCTCTGTTAGCCGAGCGAGTTGGACTTTTTTGATCGACCACGACCAAGGGTAGGCCGAGATAATAGAATCTTTTAGATCATCGTAAATGCGGTCGCAAATCTGCGCTGCATCAGTGCCTTCTGAAAACGACGAAAGAGGCGAAGCCCCTAGTAGAATTAGTGCATCCGAACAAATGGATAGCTTAGTGTCGCCAGAAGCCATGATTCACCTCAGAGAATTGGCCCCCCGAAGGGGGCCGATTCGTTTAGTCGCTGTCGGTAGCGGTGACGGTCAAGCCGTCAGTCACGTCAACAACGCCACTGGCATTGCTTGCAACATACACCAGCGCAACACCACCTGAATGGGCAACGAAGATTAGGTCGTTAACCTCAAGCGTGTCGGCCAGGCTGTTGAAGTACCCAGCGGTATTTACGTCAGCAATAGCATCGGTCGTTGCATAAGTGTAGAGCGCCGGGGCGTTACCACGCTTAGATGCACCAATGTTTGCCCATCCGTCTGTACTAAAAGCCATCGTTCATTACTCCTTACGATTCGCGGCAAGTGATTTTAACGATGCCTTCATCGTCAATCGCAACAGCACCAGCCGAGAACATTGACGCCACCAAGAAGGAAGTCTTCTCAGCAATGTAATCAACGCGGGAGGTCTGGTTCATGCCGATGCCAAGGCCAACGGCGTCACGATGGAACGCATAGAGCGTGCGATCGCTTGAGCCATCAACCGGAAGGCCGCCCTCGTCACGATCACCAAAGGTGATGAAACGGAAGCCCATGAACGTGTTGATCTCACCAGTAACCAGCGCGCGGACGGTGTTGAAGTCAGCCGAAGTAACTTCGGTCTCACCAAGCAACGACTGCAGGCTGTTTGCGTGTAGCAGCAGGTTACGACCTTCCATCGGCACGTTGTTTGTGTCGAGGAGGTTTTTGGTCTCGCGCAGCTTCTCAATGTTGAGGTTGCTGTCGGTGCCGCCGATGTCGTTGCTGACCGTAGCAGTCGTGCCGGATGCGTCGAGCGCGTCCAAGCAGACCTGGTCCATGCGACGTGCGATGGCGCCTGAGACAACCTGAACAAGCTCTTGGCGCTCGTTAAAGTTGACCTTCTGCTGGTTGAAAATATCCGAATACTCGGCTGCGATGTAGTCTTCCATCGTCGCAGTAACCTGCGAGTAGGAAACGTTCAGCGGAGTAACGTCGGTCTGAGGCACGCGCAAAGTAGCGGAACCTTTACCAATCTTCGGGAAGCGGACGGTTGAGCCTTCGACCCCAGTTCGCTCGCGGGTAACACCGGCCAGGAGACGCTGTCCCTGGTACGCCTGTTTTACCTCTGAGTCGAAGAGGGTAACAAAGGCATTTGAAATCTGTACTGCCATTGTACTTTCTCCAAGTTTACTAATTAAGGGTAAAACCTGTGACGGTTGTCCAGTGCGGGCCGTTGTAATCAGGTCGCCGGCTCACGAATGTGAGTTATCGGTTGATACGAATATAACAGATTTTTAGAAAAGAAAAAGGGGCCGAAGCCCCTTTGTGTTTATTCGCCGAAATGTTCCATAAACTTACGCTCAACTTTCTGAGTGTAGGCCATGTCTTTTCCGTACCGAGGGTCTGCAACCATTGCATCAAGATCAGCACGCGTTTCACCGCCGCCTTCTTGAATTGACGCATCTGGAATTGGCTGCTCGCCATAGGACTGACGAATCTTATTTAACGCGTTAATGAATTGGGCGCTGTCTGCTTTAGTAGCAATAGCATCAACTTCTTCGTGCGACAAAGCGCCTGAAGTTCCCAGCTTTGTCAGCCACTGATTAAGACTCCCAATAACTTTCTCGCCATTTCGGCCAAGTTTTGCTAATTCAGCCTGTTTGTCAGTTTCTGTTTGCTCAAACATGTCGCCCATGTGCTGAACATACATTTGCGTAATCTGCTCAAACTGGTCTTGGCTTAATCCATTCTCTTTTGCAAAGCCCTTAAACTCGCTAAGCAACGGGTCGTCTTCAGAAACACCGTGATCGGTTAACGAGGCGATGTCGTATTTACCGTCTTTAGGTGCTTTGTGTTTTCCTGACGACATTTTAGAGCGCAGCTCTTGATAAGACTTAGCCATTGACTCTAGGTCAGGGCCATTCTCATCGTCCCAAAACTGCTCAGGCATCCACTCAGGACGCTCGCCCCACTCAATCTTGTCATCAAGCGGTTTATCTTCCGTCTGTGCAAGATGGTCAATTGATTCTTCGGTAGCCTCTTCTTGCTCTTTTTCCATGCTTGGAGAGAGAAGCCCAGTCGAATCTTTGGTTTCAACCTCGGAGGTTTCCTCGACAGTTTCTTCGGTGTTTTGTTCATCAATCATTGATTACGTCCCCTTTCTATACGACGCGTGATCTCACGCACGATGCTGTTTTGGCCTTCGCGTGCAAACCCATGAGATGGGTCCTCACCCGGATACCAAGACGGCTGATCTAACGTCATTGATTTAAGATAGTCCAAGACCTCAGCCCCGGCTTCCGTGGAAAAACAACGAACAAACATTAAGTCTAGTTCGTCGTGCGCTACTTTGTTTTGCGTTAGCTGCTCATTGTCAGCCGGACGCAAAGATTCCCAACCTTCCATTGCTTATTGTCCCCCGCTTAACTGCTCTACAATTGCCTGTGCTGGGTCGGCCTGTTGAGGCTGCTGCTGTTGTTGCTGCTGTTGCATGGCCTGCTGCATCTGCTGAACCATCTCCTCGCGCTCTTCTGGCGTAGTCAGCAACGACTGAGGTACGCCAATCTTAACCGCGATGTAGTTCAGCATCTCTTCTTGGTTAATAGCCATCTGGCCAACCTGACCAAACTGCGCTGCGATCTCGCCAAACTGCAAAACCTTCTCCAGATCGTCTAGGTTCTGCGACTGCGCCAGCGGCGATGTCGGAACAACTTTAACCTGCATTCCGTCAACGCTAAGCGGCAGGTCAATCAAGTTCATCTCGTCCATCACAAAAAGCACACGACGCACAATAGGCGTCAGCACCTCAGTGATAAGGCGGCCATAGGCTGCGCCAAGGTTTTGTGACAGCTCTTTCATGCGCTGCACAATCTCGGTCGCTGATCGAGCAGACATGTTGTCCGGCGGCAACGAATCGTCGTACAGCATCCGCTTAACAGAATCGACCAAGTCGTTGATGACTAGCTGCGATGTGTTGAAGTCTGACGCTGATTGCAGTGGGCGTAGCGATTCACCCTGCGGGCCGCCGTTGCGTGCTACAGGAATGATGGCGCCAGGAACAATGCGGATTGACTGCGGGTTGAGAACACCGTCATCGGCTGCGGTGTACACACCAGACACAGCAATCGAGGCATTCTTTAGCACCAGCTCTTTAACTTTGTTAAGCGTCTTAATGTCAGGCAGCGCAGTAACCAATGGTCCACGGCCATAAACCTCGCCCGGCACCTTCATAAAGCGCGCCACAATCCACGGCGAAATCTCCATGGTGCGGTACACCAGCTCTTCGGCCATCTCTTCTTTCGACCAAATCAGGTGGTAGCAGTAAATCTCTTCTGAAATGTTGTAGACCGTTGCCTCGGTCAGCTCAATCTCTTCGTCTGGCTTGTCGTCGATGACACGCTGCAGGCGCTCAGAAATGTTGGCGTCAGGCCACTGGCGCTGAATAGCCTCGGCGCGGATACGCATTTTGCGGTAGACGTTATCAACTGTACCGTGTGGTCCTTCCTCAAGCGACACCAAATACTGCGGCACAGGAACAAAACGAACCG